TTAAACTCATGAGATGGTTATGTCGTCTTGTCACGCCGAAAGGTGGAACTGTTCTCGACCCCTTTGCCGGATCTGGAACGACATTAGCAGCAGCTGTTCTCGAAGGATTTGATTCGATCGGCTGCGAGCTTACCGAAGATTATATCCCAATTATCGAAGGTCGTTGTTCTTGGGCCATCGAAGAATATAAACGAGAGAACGCACAATTATCTTTTTTTGACTGGCTAGGTGAAGCATGAATTTAACAGGCGAACGGATAACACTTAATATTGAAACAAAACCGATGTCATGCCCACGACCGCGCGTTGCTGGCGGCCGAGCTTATATGCCGATGAATTATGTTCAGTGGAAAAGCGGAGCGGTGACCCAGATCCGAAATCAAATCGCAGCTTTAAACATTGAAGATGTCGTATTTGTTGACATCACCTTTATTTATCAGCGACCTCAAAGCTTGATGCGCAAATCAGACCCGACCGATCGAATCTTTAAAGGCACGAAGCCAGATCTGGATAACATCACGAAATCCGTTCTCGATGCCTTGCAAGATGCGAAGGTTTTAAAAGATGATGCTCAGGTTGTCGGTCTCATCGCAACGAAATGGTATGGCAAGATCCGCGAAAATAAAAAATCTGAACGAAATTACATTAAAATTGATATATACCCTTTAAAGGGGTGAATATGTCAGAAGCAACACAGACCGGATTATGGTTCAGAATCGTTAATTGGTTCTCAGCACCAGAACAAAAGCAGCTAGCCGATGTGCAGAGCAAACCGCGCGAGCTTGATCATGGTGCGACTTATGCCCAGCCGTATGGCGTGCGACCGACCTATAATCCAGAAGAAGCGATGTCGGCTTATGCTGGTCATGGTTACACTTATGCAGCTGTTTCACGCGCTTCGCAAGATCTCGCAGCTTTACCGCTTCGATTGCTCAAAGGAAAAGACCGCGTTCTGGTTGAAGATCACCCAGTCATCGATTTAATGAATCAACCCTCGTCAAATGTTGACGGCTATCTGTTTCGAGAGCAGTTGTGCACCGATCTTATCTTGACGGGGAACTGTTATATTCTTCTTCTTGGTCAAACCGACAAGCCGACTTCGATTGTCCGACTACATCCCGAAAATGTGCGGATCTCAACGAATCAAACTGGCATCCAAGCTTATCTTTACAACAGCGGTGGCCAGATGATCGCATATCCACCGGAGCGCGTCGTTCATGGTCGGCTTGCTAGCTGGAAAAGCGGCCCAGAAGAACTTCTTGGAACCGGTGCGATCGAACCGCTGTCAAGAGAGCTAACCGCCGACATCAATAGTCAGAACCTAGTCAGCGAATCAAGCGCGAAAGCTCGGCCGGACTTGCTGATCTCGCCGAAAGATCCCGCTGATATTTGGGGACCAGAGACACGCCGAGAAATCGCGCAAGAATACCGCAAGCTGAGCGCCGGCGGTGGTGCGATGGTTCTGTCTGGCTTGGCTGAAGTTGAACCGCTGCAGCTGTCACCTCGTGAAATGGAATATGTTGAAGCTCGGAGAATGGCGCGCGAAAGCATTTCAGCCGTCACTGGTGTTCCGCCTTCGGTTCTAGGATTGCCGGCGGCCAATTATGCGACCTCTCGACAGCAAGCTAAAAACTATTGGACTGTTCAAGTCAAGCGCGGCAAGCGGCTATCGATCTTGTTCAGTGCCATCGCGCAAAGATGGGAAGATGATCTTGTCTTCGAACACGATTATTCAGCCGTTGAACCGCTTCAAGAGCCACGCACCGAGCAGCTTAACCGCGTGTCAATGCACATCTTAAACGGCGTTTCACCGCGCGCAGCTTACAAATACGAAGGTCTTGAATACCCTGAAGACATCGATGAACCGATCGCAGATTATAATGACGAAACAGCCGAAGACGCACGATCTTATCTAGCTCGGATTTACAGCATCGAAACCCGACAGGATCTCAGCACCTATGAGAACCGCCGTGAAGCGTTCAACAGCTTAAACGAAAACACACAAACAGTTTTAAAAAAAAAGGTTGAAGAACATCTCGAAGCTGTAGGCGATGATCCAGCCAAGCAAACAGATGAATATATTCTGGCGGTCTCATATCTTCGTGGAATCGGAGCTTATGAAAGCAACCCTTCAAGCGTTCGACCGACTGTCTCTAGCGCTGAACAGTGGGCTATGGGTCGCGTAAATGGCTTGCTTTATGCGCTTCGGAATCTAAAATATCGAAGACAGCCTTATGACACCGATTTATTGCCAGAAGAACACCCTTTAAGCACAAGAGGCGAAGACGAAGAAAAGCGGCATTTGCTATTCGGCTATGAAGGGCTAGACAAAGCCCCAAAAGATACCGACTGGGGATTTACAAAGCGTGAAGCCGACCAGCTGCTCGGTGAAGATGATTTCGATCGTTATTCGAATGCGTTCTTGTTCGTCTATCGTGGCCGAGAAGATGACCCGCGCGGTTATCGTTTGCCGATTGCAAAGATGATTGACGGCCGAGCGCAGATTGTTTTTCGTGGCGTGATTGCCGCCGGTTCAGCGCTTCGAAAAGAAGCCAAATTTGGAACCGGTTATTATAACCTTGACGGGATCTCACAGCGTGACATCAATCGGCTTTATGGCGTCATTGAAAAGCTTTATCTAGAGTTCGGAGAAGAAGCTCCGGCGCTGGAAAAAATGCGCGCTGTCGGCGATGTTGATCCGACCAATTTTCCGGCCGATGGCGATGACGAAAACGTGAATCTTAGCAATAGCGGTTATCAGGTTTTCGATTGGGAATATGCCGAAGACCTGAAAGAGAACTGGCCAGAAATATGGCGAGCTGGGGGAAACATTGAAGGCAACAATCAATATCGGCGGCTTTTGCCTATCGTGCGACGCCGCAGTAAAGCGCCGACAACCGAGACCGAAGAAATGGCAATCCGAAAGCGCGAGGCGTGGTCAGCGCGTCATTTTAAAGATGGTTCACAATTCAATAGCGATGACCCGCCGGCGCCAAATATATCTTCGATTGCTGGAATCGTTGCGCAGATAAAATGGTTCACTGTCGGCGCGCTCGGTGAAAGTCGGATGAAAGAGATTATCAACGAAGTCAAAGCCAAGCAAACCAAAGAACGAGCAAGAACGGATCTGTGGAAGATGTGGTTGCGTACCTTTCACGAACCAGCAGAGAAGGATTTGAGGCTAGCTGCAAATGCTTATCTCAAAGGCGCAGCTAAGCGATACCAAGACCGAACGCTGGAATATGTGAAGCCAAGCATGACCAAAGGCATTATCGATTATGCCAGCTTGATGGATACAGCTGCAGAAGAAGAACTGGTTGCGCAAATAATCGGATCAAAGTGGCGCAAGTGGTATTTCCTCAGCGGCGGCGACACGCTTAAACAAATCATGCGTCTCGCTGGTTTGCCGGTGGATGATGTGACCATATCCGAAACACTGGCGAACGAGCTTATAAATACAATGTCAAGACAGATTGTCAGAACGCAAGAGAACGCCGTCACCAGAATAATCGAAGATGGCTTGATGGAAGGTTTGCCGATTGCCCAGATCGGTCGGAACATTGACGCAGCTACAGCTTTCGGAGCTGCGCGGTCTCTAATGATCGCACAGACCGAAAGCACCAGAGCAGCTAACAGCGGCACACAACAAGCTTATACTGACGCAACGGCACAAGGGGTTCGGCTTCAGAAACAATGGCTATCAGCGCGTGATTCAAAGGTTCGAGACAGTCACGCCGGCTTAGATGGTCAGACTGTCGGCGTCAATGAAAACTTCGTCAGCGAAAGCGGAGCAGAAGCGCCAAGCCCAGCTTCATTCGGTGAGGCTAGCGAAGACATCAATTGTCGGTGCACTATGATCCCGATTGTCGACTAAAACAATAAAGGCCGGTCAATCACGACCGGCCTTTGCTGTTTTTGTTTGGGGTTTATTGATTTTGTGCGTAAGTTTGTAGTGTTTGAAAGATGTCACCGATAATCGTATTTCCAAATATCGAGCACTTATGATTCAAAGCTGGTGCTTTCATTCGTCGCCATTGTCCACCGTCGAAAGAATACATGTGGTAAATATCGCTTGCGTATACTGCATATTGAAAGCCATCAATGTCGATTACGATTTTTTTGCCTTGATGATAGATTGAATAATTGGTCATTGTCTTGTCCTTGTTTTGGGTTTAAGCGGCGGGCCAGCTGGCCCGCCTTAGTTCGTTATGTTTATAAAGTAAGCATTTGATAAGCTGTGATATTTGCTTGGCCGATAGCGACATATAAAGCATGAATATCTTTTTTGTTGATGGTGAAGGTTACTTTGGTAGCGCGAAAGTCGGATTTTGCGTTATTGAAATCGAACTTGATAGCGATAAGTGCTTGATTTAAGGCTTGAAATTGTTCTGTGGTTAGTTCTGAAACGATTACGGTATACATTGTTTTGTCCTTGTTTGTTTATAGCGACTTGCTATGAATATATATTAATGTATTACATTTAAAATGTAAATAGCCAAAGGCCTTTTTTTTATTCTTTTTTTCGTTCATTTCTTAAAGATGTCGTGCTGGTCGATAATGTATGACATATTTATTTTTAAAAAAAAGTGAATTAAAACTAATTTTGTTATATATATACCCTTGAAGGG